CCGACAGTGCCCGCTAGGCCAGATCGGGTCAGTCGCTGGGTACTCATCTCCCGAGGCGCAACCTGACCGCCAAATGCATTCGGGAAGTTGCCTGCAACTCGACCAAGAGAAGCAATGTCGCCAGTCAAGGCGTTGTCTTTGGAGGTGATACGAGCGAGCTTGCCAACATCAACCACGCCCGTGTTGAAATCAGTCGCGCCTTCATAAGCGTAGGTCTGCGCCATTTTGGATCGAGCATCTCTGAACTCAGCCCGGAGGCGCGGGTTGAAGATGTTGTTCTCAATCATGGACTCAAGCGAGTTGGCAATCGCCAGATTGGCGTCCGCAACATCTAGAGCCTCAATCGTCGCGCTTTGGTTCTTGTAGGTCTTCTGCGCCCGCTGACGCAGAACCCGAACCTCCTTGAGCAGTTCCTCCCCGTTGATGCCGGAAGTCACTCGCTTGATTGCGCTGTCTACAATGCTGTCAACAGCAGGAGCATAGTTCTTTGCCCCAATCATGGCGGGATCAACCCGGAACGAGTTCAGTCGATCCACAAGCGCTTGGTCGCCAACCATCACGGGCAACTGCTTGACTTGTTCATACGGACCCGCAACCAGTGCGCGAGCTTCTTGAAAAGCGCCAGGCCCATTGAGTTGGGCGGTTGGCGGCAATCCCATCTCTCTGACAGCAATCTCTCTGATTCTTGGGGCGTTGGCCGCAGCAAGAGCTTGCTTGCCTTTCTCACCAGCCAACGCGGCAACCATCTTGGTGCCAACAGAGGGATTGATCTCCCTCGGGTCAATCACAAGGCCAAGTTTTTGCGCGTCAGCCGCTGCCTCAATCTGCGGGCCGCGAGCGTAGCCTTGCATAGACTTGCGCTCACGATAAGGCTCAAGAATTGGCTTGAGCGCCATCTCTGCGCCGGCCGCTACAGGAGCCTTGAGCGCGGACACCCCTTGTGCGCCGGTTTGCAGGGCGGGCTTGGCAACAGCACCAGCACCAAGACTGAGAGTGCCGATCATGTTTTCCACATCGGCAACAGGCAATCCGGTGTTCTTAGAAAGCCACTTGGCACCCTTCTGAACATTCTGGCCAATGAAGTCAACCAGTTGCTTGGCCGGCGAAGATTCATACTCGGCCGTACCAACCGTGCCCGATGCTCTGCCAAAAGGCTGCTCAAACGGCTTTGAAACCCGTTGCACAGCAGCCTGTGCTTCTTGCGCCGGCATGGTCATACGCAAGACAGGATAGCCAACCTGCTGAATCGCGGCCGGAACAAGACCGCCAACCGTGACATCTGCCAAGGAGGCGGCACTCCCAAGCAACCCAGAACGCCGAGGGCCAGGGATTCCAGATGGTGCGGCGGGCGCAGGCGAAGCGGCCGCAGGCGTTGCCTGAGCAGGAACGGCAAACAGAGTTTTCGCCTGAGCAATCACCTCTTCGTCAGAGGCGCCGGCCGGACCTTTGATTTCGCGGATGTTTCCTTGAGGGTCACGGACCTTGTAGATTTGGTCAGCCATGATTACCTCACAACTGACCAGAGGCCGGTTTCAGCAGGAGCCTTGCTTGGCCCTGTGGGAATCTGATTGACAGGAGCGGTCACGGCAGCAGGAATGTCTACTGTCAAAGGAATGTTGGTCTTGACCGTAGAAGCCCTCTTGTTGTGTGCGGCAATCACATTGCGAGCGGCTCTTTCGTTGATGTCAAGAATGCGTTCAATTGCCTTGCTATCCAAAGTAACTTTGCCGCCAGCCATCTTTTCAGCGTATTCGCGGTCTGCGTTGGATAGACCTGTTCCGGCACCAAACTGCTTGATGACGCGCCCAACATTCTGGGCCATGTTGGCGCTAAAAGCCTGCGTGTTTGCTATAGGCTCTTCAGCAAAACGGAATCCCGCTTGGTTCAACGCAGCACCAATCTTGGTTAGAGCCTCTGCTCCAAAACCAGTGATCATTCCGCTTCTAAGAAGTTCGCGGCCTTGTTGGACGGTGTTGATGATGCTTGCCGCATCTTCCGCAGCAACCTTATCGTCCAGCAACTTCTTGGCTTGGCCTTTGCCAAGTTCAGCCTCAAACGCCCCTTGTTGCGGCGGGAGCTTGATATCTACCTTTGTGCCTTCTTGCTTTTCAGTTAGCCGCGCAATCCGCGCTTTGATGTTTGCGGCCAACGCGGTGTCTCCAGAAGCGGTAGCTTCAGCCAGTTCTCGATTGAGCTTAACCACTTCTGACGGTGCTGCGGGCGCCGGAGCTCTTTCTCTGATGTCACGGTCAATCACATTGGCCGCGGCAATCGCCTGGGGGGTTCCCAGCGCAATCAGTGAATTGCGCCGATTGATCAAAGCATTGCGATCAACGCCAGCAGGAGCAGGCTCAGGGCGAAGTTGGTTCACAGGAGCGGCCGGCGCATAAGGCCCAACCGCCATGCCAAACATCCCGCTGCCAAGTTGATTGGCAGGTTGCTCGGGGGCGGCGCCCACCTCCCTGGCCATTGCATTGGGCGCAGCAGCAGGCGGGGCGGCAACACCACCGCCCATGATGAGAGCAAACTGATCTTGCTCTTTCAGCCGCCGCTTGCCATCAATCCCCTTGGCCACATAGTCAGGGTTACCTGTCGCAATCAGGGCATCAAACACCTTGTTGAGGTCCGGGTCTTTCCCAGCGGCCTTGAGACGATCCTGCAACTGCAACATGGCGGCTCGATCCTCTTGGAGCCGTTCCATGGTCATCTTGTCCATTTGCAGCTTCTGGCGGTTCATGGCGAGTTGCTGCTCGGCCTCAGTCGCCTGCTGCCTTGCTTGCTGAGAGCTTCGATAGCCAGCACCAAAAGCGCCGGCAAGCTCTGGCCTCAGAATTCCGACATCAATGAGCCCGGCCATGATTGCTCCTTAAAACTCAAGCGAGCCCATGTACTCGCCGGAAACTGGATTGATCTGGCCCATTCCTGTCGGGCTACCACCACCAATTCCAAACCGTCGCCCAAGTGCGTTCCAGTCAGTGTTCAAAGCCTGATCCAGCGCCCTGCCTGCGGTGCCATACTGACTGGCTCGGATGTTGCCCATGCCAAGCGCAAGATTGCCTTGGTTGGCAGCATTGGTCATGGCAAGTTGGTTTGCTTGGTTCGCCATGTTCTGGCCGTATGTGCCAAGCGTGTTGGCAGATGTCTGCCCAATCCCCGCAAGAGACTGAAGCGGGTTCAGTTGGGCGTTGCGCTCGGCCTGATAGCGGTTGAAGGCGTTCATGTACTCTTGAGAGCCCATCTCTTGGCCATACCGCTGGAGCGCCTTGCCAGTAGCGCCACCAAGCAGGCCACCTCGGGCTGCGGCCGAGCGTTCCAGCGCCTTCATGCCTTCAGACAGGCGGAAGGCATAACCAGGATCGGCTTGGAACTGATTCATGCCAAACCGCTGGTAGTTCGTGGCAAGCGGAACAAGCTGATTGAGTGCGCCTTGGCCGGCTTGCAGCCAAGGCTGCTGCCGCGCCACGCCTTCCTCGTACATCCGCTGCTGAAGGGCAAGCGCCTCGCGTGTGCCTTGAGCGGAGATGTTGGCCGCTTCTGTGGTTGCGTCAGCCTGCCTGCTGGCCGGCCCAAGGCCAAAAACATCCGCTACGGCATTGACAAGTTCACCCATATTCCTTCTCCAATCGAATGACGCCGTTCTGCCTGTCTATCTCTACAAACCCAAAGTGCCGCGCCAGTCGAAGTGATGGGGTGTTTCTTTCATCAATCCGTACCACAATCTTACCGTGCGCCTGTCCCATTCGGTGAAGATAGCTTGAAAAGACTGACCGGATGCGCCATCGGCCTCGCTTCTCTGGCACCACAAACAGGTCAAACTCGTTGCCTATTGCAATGAAAGCGCCACCATCAAACAGTTCAATGTTGGCGTTTTGCTCTAACGCATCACGCAACTGATCAGGTGCTTCAAACCCTTTGTAGCGTAGCAAGTAATCCTTGACCACTTGCCACACATCATCAGGGAGCTTCACATCAAGTCACCTCACGCCCAGACGCCCGAATGTTGATCGTGGTGGCCGCGCTTGCGATTGTACTGATGAAACCGCCCGAGGCCAGCACCTGGCCGACAATCTCAGGGAAGGTGTAGGTCTCCCCTGCCTGTAGCGTCTTGGTCTTGACGATCAAGTTCTGGTTGCCTGCGGCGTCCCCGCTGGTCACCAGGTTCACGCTCAGCGTCCGCGCTGCGGTGTCGTAGTTGGTGGCGGTGAACTTGTCGATGATCGTAGTCACGCCGCTTGCGGTGTACTGGGTGGTCTGTGCGTTCTCGGCATTCTTGGCCGCAATCAGCACCTTGACGGTGACGGTCATTCTGCCCTCCTTGCTTCAATTTCCATCGGATGGTTCTGATACCCGTGCCGCAGCAGCAGCCACAGGTAGGTCGCGTAGAACCGCACCGCGCCCATGCGCTGGTACTGCGCCCAGTGGGCCATCTCGTGCCGGCACAGGCGCTGGTCGGCAAGGCACTCGGCGCGGATGTAGACGCCCCACGGCGGCAGGGTGATGCCGTCGTAGCCGACGCAGTTGAGATAGGCACGAACGAGGCGCGGGGCGGGACGGGGGGTCATGTCTGCGTACCAACAACGGTTCCGCTGGTAGGTGTAGCTGGATCGGAGCCGGAAATGTAAAGCTTCCCGTCGCCCGGATTGACCCACAACCGATAGGCTCCAAAGCGCATGATCGCCAGTTGCGTGCCGCCTGCGTTGTAGTTGTACCAGCGGAAGGCGTCGGACAGGCTATCGAAGTTTAGTCGCAGATACCCGGTGCCAAGTCCGATCCACGTCGAGTCGTTGTAAAGTCGCTGCTCCCACTTGCTCGTGCCGTTCTTGGCGTACCAACCAACGCCGGGAGCGGTCGCTCCCGTCGGGTCGTTCCACATTACCGTCGTGGTGCTGTTGTCAGTCACCGTCCCGCCAATACGGGCGTTGTTTTGCAAGCGCGTCCGAACGGCGTTGGCCGTGATCGTGACCCCGGAATTGATCGAGCAGTTTTGAATTATGGTGTCTACCGCAAGATCGACCACAATCGAAACCAGAGTGCCTGTTGCGTTTGTGCCGGCAAAGTTGCAGGCATCAATCACATTCCACGATGAGCCGCCTACGTTATCGGTGACCATGATGTGACGCACCGTGGTGTCTGGCGATTGGCTTTCAAAATAACTGCCGAAAATCCGGCACTCGTCGACATCGTAAAATTCCAGATTGCTAGAAGCGTTCGACTCAAACGTTGTATTCAAGATGGAAATGCCGTGCGTGCGGGAAACCGCCCCCTCGGAGTAAACAATAATCCCGTCTTGCCCGTTTCGCTCGGTGTGCCCGCCCACCACATTGCAGGCGTTTGAAGTTTGCCCGAAGAAGATTCCGTGCCCAGTATTGTGATGAGTCCACGGGCTGTTAATGTCGTTGTAAAACCCGCGCTGAATCTTGATGCCGTCGCCGCCGTGGTACGAGACTTCCACACGGTCGATTTGCGAGTGGTAGGTGTAGTCAAAGAAGATGCCGGTCGTCGTCCCGGCTTGACCCAACACGGTCAGATCGGCAATGACAATGTTCCAGTTGCCGGTCGTACCGTTGCCAATTGACTGGATGCCGCGACCGCTGCCTTGGTTCGCGATAATCGTGCTCCCTCGGCCAGCCCCGCGCAAAATGCGCCCAATCGTTCCAGACGGAATCGACAGAACAGATGTAATGCGATAAGTGCCAGACGGGAAATACACGGAGTAGGCAGCATTGATCGCCGCTTGAATCGCCGCCGTGTCGTCTGTCACCCCGTCGCCCACCGCGCCGAAGTCCTTCACCGACACGGTGTCGCGCATCTTGGCCTGCGCGGTGCGCGTGACCGCGCCGGTGCCGGATTGGAGGAAGGTGACTGCGGAACTGTTCCGCCCGGAATGTTGTCGTAGGTTCCCACCAGTACGGCAGCGGCGGTCTGCAAGACAAACTTGTAAGCAGAGAAAAGAGGAAGCCAAACCTCGCCACCCGCAGGAACGCGGCCGGCACTGTCCAGCACAATCGGGTTGGAATGCGGAGTGGAACCGCTGCTGGTGGTGTAGGTGGCCTGCGGCGTGGTGGTGCCGGCAATGTAGGTGTACAGCAGACCGCCACTCAGCGGGTTGCCGTTGTTGTCCAGGAACTGCCAACCAGCGCCTGCGAAGAGGGAAAGACTGACACTCATGTTCTAGCCTCGCGTCCAGCTACCGGGGAATGGCCGTCATCGTCGGAGCCACCGTGTAGGTAACCCGTAGATAGTCATAGGGGGACAAGGCAAACATCCCGGCGATAGTGCCGACATTGTAGTAGGTAGCATTGTCGCGGGAAAACTCGACGGTGGATACAGTCCCGCCCCGAACAATAACATCTACAGGGTATGGGTTGGTGTTCTGATAGGTGTACGGGGACGCACCGACCGTGATGCCTGCCGGCAACAAGAACCTGGCCGGCGGCACTACATTTGGCTGCGGCACCGTACCAATCTGCTGCGCCAGGTCGTCCAGCGCCGGCCGAGTCTGCTCCAGGCTCGACAGAACCCGAGCCTGCAACTCCAGCGCCAAAACGTCTAGGAACGGCTGAATCTGCTCAACAATGGACGCCGGCTGCGAGCCAGCAGCCTGCGCCGCTTGGTTGAGTGCCTCTTGCACAGACGCAATCTGTGAGCCCGCATCCGCGCCTGAGAACTCCGCATCAACCGTAGCCTGAGAGACTTGGAACAGGTTGAGGAAAAACAGGTACCACTCGCGGGTGATGAGGCCCGTGCGCTGATCCAGCATTGCCACTCGAGGTGGCGTGATCGGCGTCGGATTGGCGCTGGGCGAGGCCATTACGCTGCCGTCGGAGAGATGATCAACTCCGCGCCCATAATGGCGATCTTCACCGGGTCGGTGCCGCTGATTTCATACACCCGGTCCCGCAACTTCATGGTCATGCCAAGCCGCCGCCAGAACACCCGCCGGCCATACTCGCCAATAGCCCCCATCGAGGCCCAATGCTCGTTTGACCAAGTGTTCCCGCCATCGTCAGACCAGCGCAACATGGCCTGCGGATTGCTGCCTTGCCCGGTAACAAGCCCAACACCAGACTCACAGTCCAGTTGCAGACTGTGATGGGCCGTTCGCTTGAGGTTGTTCTGCCCTACCGGGATTGCTCGCCAAGAGCGTAGCCACTTTTGAATGGCTCCAGCATCATCGTAGACGGTCAAGTCAAAAGCGTAGATTTTGCCGTTGGCATAGTCCCCAACGATCACCTCGCTGTTGAACACCATCTGACAGTTGCTACGGTGCCGGTACTCGTTGTCGTTGCCGCTGGCCCGCTCATGCCACGCTTGGGTGGCGACATCGTAGACCCAAGTCTTGTTGGCGCTCGGAAAGGTCAGGACATAGAACGCATGGCCGTCCTGCTGGTAGGTGTAGGCAATCGCGTCAGAGATGTCGCCATAGGACTGAATGTGCCACTCCACCGCATGAGTGCTGATTCGCTGGCCGTTGTAGCCATTGGCGCGGTAGACAATCCCGCGCCCGCGGGCATCTGCACCGAGCCAGAACAGCCCATTGTCCAGCTTGGCAACCGTGTATGTTGCAGCGCACCCGATCTCATTGAATGCGCCTTGAATGCGCTGAAGCGGGAAGTCCGTCGCCCCGGTGTTGTACCAGACCTCAACCGAGTTGGTGCCGTAGAGCCACACCTCGCGGTGGTCTACGATCATGCTGACAAGCCCGTCAGGCGAGCCTTCAGCACTCGCAAAGTCCAGCGGGTCTACGCTAGTGCCGTCCAGAAGCGAAGTGATCCACACCCGCTGACTGTCAGGCTGGATGAAGACGAAGTACCCGTCCAAATAGCCGACCACCTTTGCGCCAGGGAAGTCCGGGTCGGTGATCTGTGCAAAGACATTGGTTGAGTTGTTGTAGATGTAGCTGGGCCCATTGGCCGCTACGAACAACTGAGTGCCATTGTCGGCCATGCTGACCGGGCCGGTGCCTAACACTGTGCCAAGCAAGGTGGCGTTGTAGCCTGTGTCAATCTTGTAGAGCTCGGTGCCAGACACCACAAACGCCGCCGTGGAATCGTTGGCAAAAGACCACAGGCCTCGGATCGGCCCCGAACCAATCGTCGCAAGCAGCCGCAGGCCAGGCGCTCGCTGCAACCACCCTGCCTCCTTGCCCTCTTGGAGAATCTCCGGGTACAAGTTGACCATCCTGTTGTCGGCCGCATTGGGACTGCGGGCGACATAGGATGCGCCGAGGATCGGGGTTTTCATGCTTGACAAACCCCGGCTTGTTTAATATTATTCAAGCCATGAACACCAAACCACTTACCCAAGCAAGACTCCGCGAACTGGTCAATTACGACCCTGATACGGGCAAATTTACATGGAACAAAGCCAGACGGCGTTGCCGTCCTGGCGACCCTACAGGATGCCGAATGGGCAACGGCTACATTTGCGTCCGCGTGGACAACGTGTTGTACACCGCGCATCGGTTGGCGTGGCTGTACTCGTACGGTGCGTGGCCGGAGCAACAACTTGACCACATCAACAAGGACCGTGCGGACAACCGCTTGTGCAACTTGAGAGAGGCTACAAACGCAGAAAACGCGCAAAACCGAAAACGCCGCGACAACAAAACGGGCTACACAGGCGTGTGCAGGGAAAACAATCGCTGGAAAGCCGAAATCAAACTCAACTACAAGACAATCCGCTTGGGCCTGTTTGATACGCCCGAAGAAGCGCACGCCGCGTATTTGGCGGCTAAACACGGCTTGCATCCTTTTAGTCAACATTAATAATTGCCCGCGTAGATTGAGTACCTCTGCCTCGTCGCAATCAGCGAGTACGGCATAGACATCACATCGTCCGGGTTGTTGATGCGCTTGATGTTGCGCTTGGCGCTCATGGCAATGCGCTTGACCTGCGGAGAAGGCTCAACGCCGAACTCGGGCGCAATCTCGCAGGCCAGGTTGTAGGTGAACGCCCGAAGATACCCCGGCGGAAATGCCAGATCGGTAGCAAGGCTGGCCGGCTGCGTCAGTTCCTCAACCGAAACAAAGTGCCATTCAAGATCGCGAATCGGCACCGGGTAGACATACATCTCAATGTCCGGGTATGTCATGTTGATCCACAGCACTTGTGGATAGGTCGAGGTCACCGTTTTGACCGCGATCCCGTCGTACTGCTGCTGGTTGATGATCTTGATGCCGTAGCTGACATTGGTCAGCGGGTCGCGGAAGTAGGTCGAATCGTCCACCAGAATAGGACGATTGCCCACAAAGTTGCCGCTCGGGCCGAGGGTGCGACTGATGGTGCTGGCAGGCCAGGTGTAGACCTGATTCTGCGTAGAGAAGATCGACAGTCTCTCAGTGTTCCAAGAGTCGATCATCTGATTCATGGCAGTCAACGCATCTTGCGAGACTGCGGCCGAGGAGGTTTCTCCTTCGGCTAGAACGCCCAGAAGGCGCAAAGCGCGATTGATCTGATCACCGGCCGTCGCCATTAGAAAGCTCCTTGCGCGGCCTTCCTCGGCGTTTCGGCTCGCGCACCAATGAGTTTACCGGATTGTCAGACGGTTGGGTCGGGTCAAACTCCTCCCAGTCGTTCATCTTGTCATACTCGGCCTCAGAGTCCAAACAGGCGACTTTGGTGCCGTGAACCGGGTGCCGCAAGTAGATGACTGCCATGCTAGGCAGACAGGGGCCGAAGCCCCCGTCTTCAGATGCAGTGAATCAGGGCGAAGTTGATGATCACCGCCTCGGCCAGTGCGCCACCCGTGGTGTTGCGAAGGGTGATCGAGGCCGAACCAGCCGAAAGGCTGTTGACCCAGCAGTTGTACGCAGCAACAGTCGCGCCGCCCGAGATCGTCAGAATCAACGTGTCGTTTGCGCTGATGAACGAATTGTTCAGCGTGAAAGACACATTGGTCGTTGCGCCCAGAGACGCAGCGTTCATCGTGATCCGGCCGGCGGATTTGTTCAGCGTGACAGCAGTGGACTTGTCAGTCGCCTGCGTGACGGTGCCCTGAGCGTTGGCAGTGTAGCCAAGCTCGCGGTCCGAGTAGATGACATCCGCACCGCGAATGTCCTGATCCTCGTAGGCAACGCCAATCGCTTTGGAATTGGACATGGTGAAACCTTTCCAAAGAAGTGCCCCGGCGCTAGGCCGGGGCTAGTTCATCAGGCGATGCGGTAAAGCTGCCAAGTGCCAGCACCAGTCTTGCGAGCCTGGAACCGGGCGCTCGCGCTGGTCACCGCCACCGAGCCGCCACCAGTCACGGTCCAGCCGGTGTTGGTCACCACGGTGATTGCGTTGGCGGTGGTGTTGATGACGATGAACTCAAACGCCGAGTTCACCTTCTCGCTCATGGCTTGGTACGCCGACTCCAGCGCCGCCACGGTGGGCAGCGTGAAGTTGATCGGAGCGGCCGGAGTGCCGATGAACATTGCGATGCCGGCCAGTTGGGCCGGGGTAGCAGCGGGGTCGGTGGTGAACGCAACGGGCGCGGGCTGGATGTAGAACAGAACGCCGCTCTCGTTGCCATCACCAACTTGATAGCCGCCACCAGAAACAGGGAAAGCCATGACTGATTCCTTTCAGATTGAGCTGGGGGCTTAGGCTCGTGCCACAGCCCCCGTGTCGTTTAGCCCCAGATGCGGCAAGCCATTTGCGGACGGATGGTGCTGTAGCCGTACAGCACATCAATACGACACGGCATCCGGTCGTTGTTGATGTCGTACTGACGCACCACACGCAGGCTGATGCCGTTGTGAACCGCCCGCGAGGCCATGTCCACGCCTTGCGGCAGGAGCAGGTCAGCGGTGGCGAAGGTGATCGCGTCCTTGTGATACACCAGGTTCTGCGGGTACACGGTCGAGGCCGAGCCGAGGAAGGTCACCGCCACACCGTTGGCCGGGAACGAATCCACAGTCGCCAGCGCATTGCTGGAGGTGTAGATCGCGGGGCTGACGGTCACGGTGGCAGCACCACCGCCCGAGGCGGTCACATCGGCAGTCACCACGAACTGCTGAAGCGAGCCGGTGGACTCACGGGTCTGCGGGTTGACCGAGAACACATTCGCCACGGTGAAGACTTCACCAGCGCGGATGGTGGCGCTCGCGCCAAGGCCGGTCAGGGCAATCTGGTTCGCGCCCTGAGTGGTCACCGCCGCCGAGGTGGTGCCGTTGGTGCGGGTGCCGGTGGTCAGGGTCTTGATGGACTGCGACATGGCAACCTCATCAAAGCCCAGCACTCCAGTACTCATCAGGCCGTTCTTGAACTGCTTGCTGATGTTGTCACCAGGATTGAACAGACCTTTCATGCCATCCACCAGAGCGGCATTGGCAGCAGGGTTGACCACGGCATACCGGGGCGACATGATCGCCGCAGATTCGTTCAGTTTCTGCTGGGCTTGCAGCAGAACCAGAGCAGTCGCCGGGGTGGTGCCAGGAGTGCCCACCGACTGGAACACGCTGCGGTAGGCGTTGGCCACATCAGCGTCGATGCTGGCAGCGAGTTGCGAGATACGCGGCTTGAGAACGCGATCCGCGAAGTCATCAAGCTGCATGGTCATCTCGGCCGTGGTGAAGTTCACGCCGATGTGCTTCTGGCTGGAGACCGACAGGGAGGTGAACTGCTCGTTGTCATCCTGCACTTGCAGGGCGGCACCGTCAGTCACCAGAGCGCGGTCCGGGAGGCGGATACGCAGGGTGGCGCCGATCTTGGCACCTTCGACCGCGAACGAATCGTCGTACTGACGGTTCACATTCCGGGTGATCACCAGGTTGTTCTCCAGAATCTCCAGAGCCTTCCGGGTGATCATGTCAATGGTAAGCAGGCTATTCGCCATGATTCAGATTCCTTTCAAATCAGCGTTGGGCTTGATACTTCCGAATCTGGCGCTGCCGTTCTGCCTCAATCCATTCCGAGGTGGACATTGTTTTGATAGACCGGGGGTCGGTCGTATCGTAACTTGGATTGGTGGTGTTGCGGGCTGCTACAGGTCGGATAGGTTCAGGCGCAGAGGTTGTCTTTCGTGCGGGCGGATCAGAAGCCAGTTTGACCTCGATCTTCCCAATCTCCTTGGCTTGCAGAAGAGGTGACAGGCGGGAGATACGATCTGCTTCCTTCGGGTTTTGCCCCAGAAAGTACGCGACTTCCGGGCCAATCTCCGAGGCTTGAATCGTCTCGGCCATCACGGTCGTGATGCGAAGGTTCGGGTTGTACGCGACCTGTTCAAAGTCTTCGTACTTGGTCCGAGCTTCCTCTTCAAGATCGTGATACGCCTCAAGAGTCGCGGCCTTTTGCTGCTCGGCCTCCCGTCGCGCCACCAGTTCCTGAGCCTTACGCTCGGCCAGTGCTTCCGCATAGGCCTCGGTGGACTCAAACTGGTCGGCAGGCGGGAGCTCCCGAGGAACTTCGGGTTGCGCGGCCTTTTGAAGCCGTTCCCACTTGCGTTGCTCTCTTGCGAGTCGCTTGCTGATCAGCGCATCAACCTCCTCCTGAGAGAAGACCTTTGGCTTTTCAGCTACTTCCGGCGTTGAAGATTCAGAATCTGGAGTTGCAGCCGTTGCTTCCAGTTCCGGCGCGGGTGTCGGAGCCGCTGATTCGACAGGGAGAGATTCGTCCATAGTTCCAGGTGTTTATGCCCCGCCAGTAGGGCTGTTGCAAAAAGTGTACGCTTGAATCAAGCAGCGGTAAAGCCTTGGGCGTTGAAGTACACCGCGCCGGCGCCAGAAGCGGTCAGCGTGACCACCTCCAGCAGCGTGGCAGCAGTGCCGCGCAGAGGCACAGCAAAGTCAAATTGCGAGGCCGGCATCCCCGTGGTCGGAATCTTGATCCGCCACAGAACCGTGCCGGCCGCACCGTCCCGAATCGCAAGTTCAGTCGCCGTGGTCAGCGCCTCGGACATCACTTGGATGTTGCTGATGTAGTTTCGGATGCCGGCAGCAGCAGCGGCCTTGATCGTCACCGCCGTGGTGGTGTTCAGAATGCCGCCGGCCGCAGCGGCGTAAGTCCACGAAATCTCAGGCACCGCATACGGGTACACAACCAGAGCCGCGCCGCTGGTCATCGTCACGCGGGCCGCATCACCCGCAATCAGCGTGGTCGGGGAAGCCGCCGTGCGGACTACGCCGCCCGCAATCAGCGGGTTGGAAGTAGTCGCAGCGTCCTCGGCCGCTGCACCACCCGTCAGCGTGGTGACGGTGGTGATCGTGCCGCTAGTAACGGCAACTGAACCGCCCGCAGGATAGATGTTCATTTGTAGTACGCCACATTGATGGTTGCGGTAGCAGCCTGCTGAATGATCCGAAGCCGGGTCAGGTCACCGTCGTAAACGAACACCGTGCCAACGCCAATCGGCATCCCAATCGCCGCAGTCGGGGCCACACCGTCATCACGCCAACGGATGCCCTGCCCGTCGCAGATGATGACCGCCTGGATGGGCTTGGCCGCAAGGCCGGTCACCGGGTCCACCGAAGGGACGGTGAGCGCCGTGGACGCGGCAGCGCCCACGATCTGCTGATACCCCATGCAGGAGGTGATTTCCTTGTTCATGCTCATGCCAGGAACCTCAGCTTGTAGAGAGTGGACAGATACTGCCCAACAATCTCGTCAATGATGTTTTGCAGCGGCGTGTCCGTCTTCTCACACACCTTGTAGCGCATTCCCTCAATATCACTCAGGGAATCCTCAAGGAACTCGATGATGTTACCCGTCTTTTTGGCACTCATCAACGCAATCGGCCCGATCAACCCATGCCGGCCCTGATACGCCTCGGCAAACTTGTCCGCCAGGCCAACAATCGCATCATAGAACTCATTGAGCGCCATGTGCTTGGAGAATGACCTGGTGTTCAGATGGACGCTATGCGCCACATCTCGCGCCAGAAACAGAGTGCCGACGAAATCGGCGCAGGAACTCATTGCATCTGTCCTTCCTGAGTGGGTTCTGGCATCTCACGAACCTGCATCGGCTGAACCAGATCGCCAACCGTCATCACATCCCGCAGGGTCTGAAGCACCACTTCCTGCACTTGCTCAGGCTGCATCCCAGCCGCAACCGCCTGCAAGCGCCGAGTCTCAGCCTCATACGCCTTGATGTTGGCGTCCGTCTCAGCCTTGAACGCATCAATGTCCACGGCCTTGGCCTCAAAAGACTGCTGGACATTCTGCAACATACCGGCCATCTGTTGCACCTCTTGCATCAGCGCCTGAATCTGCTGATTGGCCGCTTGCAGCGCCGGATCGTCTTCGTCGCTCAAGAGCTTGGGATCAATGGTGCGGGAAAACCGCTTTGCCATCTCCTGCGCCCCAGGCCAATCCATGTTCTTCACGAACAGATCGCCCGCAACCGCCCACAACTCCGGGTTGCCCTGCAAGAGCGTGCTCATGGCATCCAGAGCCTCCTGCCGCTTTGTGGCATACCCAGGCCCAGTCACCACCCGCACATCGTACTTGCCAACGCCGGGGTTGAAAACCTTCTCAGTCACCACGCCCTGCTGGTCAACAATCTTGCGAACCGGCTCAGGCTGCATCGGGTTGATCTTCACATGGCTCGGCTCACCATCCTCGCCAATGATCCGCGCAATCCGCTGCGTGTCGTAAATCTTGGGGATCAGATCAACCAGTTGCCGGGTCACATACCGCACCGCCCGAGCCAGGTTGTCCACATAGTGATAGGTGCCCGTGTCACCCTCTTTCTGACGCGCCATGATGGCACGGCCAGAACGCTCATTGCCCTCAAGGCCCAGCGAGGCGTTGTACTGCCCCGTGGTGCCCTTGATGTCCTCGGCCGCACCCATCTTGGCCTGCAACAGACCACTAGAAGCCATCGGGGGCTGCGCCCGCGCCGGCAAGGGCAGCATATTGCCCTGCCCATCAGTCACATCAGGGTTGACCTCAAGGTACGGCCAGTTGTTGGTGTTCGCAGTCTTCCACTGCGCCTCATACCCCTCAAACTGCCCGCCATACCCAATGAACGGCGCTTTGGGAGCCAAGGCCAGCATCTCGGCCTCCTGGCTCACCCAGTAGTTGTACATCCGCTGCGCGTCCTTGGCATTCCTCACCAAGCCCGAGATGTAGATGCGACCATCCACCTCAAACTCGTTGCCAATCACCCGCACCACCGGGATGTACTTGCCCGCCCAATCCCGGCGCTCAAGCACCTCATACCCATTGGTCTTGATCCACTTCACCCGGCGACGGTCAGACTGCCGCGAACGCAGCGGCGCACCATAACTCTGGCGAAGTTGCTTGTCCTCGGGCGTGCCGTCAAACGCAGTCACATTGCCCGGGTACAGGTTCAGCGTGGCCCGGTCATGGTCCACATAGTAGTACTCGGCAATCCGAACCGTGTTGGAGTTCAGCCACTGACTGAGCGACTGATCTCCCACCCCAAGACTGGTCAGCGTGTTGGCAGACGATGCGTCCGGGTACAGACGATGGTACTCGTCCTGCGACACATCCTCGGTGATCAGACACCACTGCGCGTCCGCCCCGCACGGGTCTTGAATCAGCGGGTCCATGTAGACCGAAAAGCTGTTCCTGATCCGCCCGATCTTGATGTCCTGATCGAAAGTATCGTCATCACAATACTCGGTCAGGATGCGAATGTACCCCTCACCATAGGTGACCTGGTTCTCGCAGGCCGTGTCATAGGCCACATCCGCATCACTCATGTACTCGATGTGCCGGATGATGCCGTCAAACACCTCGGCCACCTCGACATCGGCCGCATCATCAACCGGAATCACCTTGCCCGCCGGCCGGTTCTGCCGCTGGTCATTGGTGACCTGCCGAACGTGCTGCGGCAGCTTGTTGATCGTCAGGCAAGGCCGCGCATTGATCGACTGCCCCTGCACCGCACCCCGCGTAGCCAGCACATCCGCCGGCCACTGCCACTGATTGTCAGGACTCGCCGCAAAGAACCGCAGATCGTCAATCTCGTCCTCTCGGCTCTCGGAATACGCCGAAATCGCCGTGTTCAACCGCTGCCGAACCGTCGCCAGAAGGTCGGAGTCGGCTTCCTTTGAGGACCTTTTGGCCCCGCCGCCGTTGGCGACCGCCGCAGCAGCAACAATGCCAGTCGGATCGCTCATCTTGCCCGCCCGATTGATCACTTCTTACCCTTCGGGGCGGATTTTGTCGCAGCGGCGCTCTTCGTGGCGCCCGCCGCACGCTTAGTGGCGTACGCAATGGCCACCGCCTGCTTCACAGGCTTGCCCGCCGCCACCTCGGCCTTGATGTTCTTGCGGAAAGCAGCAGGAGAGGCTGATTTGACCAACGGCATCACTTCTTCCTTGCAGTCTTGGGCGACTGCCTTGCAGTTTTAGCCGACTGCTTGAACGCCTCGGCCGTCGGAGCACCAGGCGACCCAGGCTTACGCATCCTCTCACCACTCCCAGCAGCAATCCGCTCGCGCTTGGCGTGGATCGCGGCATAGAGGCCAGGTTTGGTAGGCATGGTCAACACTTCCACCGCTTCAACGCCGCCTTGGCCCGCTCGCCATCCTTGGCCTTGGCTGCAACTCCACCCATCCGAGCGCAGAAACTCGCCTTGCGCCCCTTGTCAGCCTCAGTCTTGGGATTGGGAGCCGGCGCCTTCAGATTGGAACCCGTCGCAGCGTTGTACTTCGCCCGACCCTTCGCTGTCAAGCCAGCACCCGCCTTGGTGGACAACTTCTCACCACGGCCCACGCTCAATGACACGGATTTTTTGGTCACTTTGCGCCCTCACGCAAGCAACGCCACCTTGCACAAGGCAGCAAACTGCAAAATTTGCTAGCCATTAAACCTGTTGCCTTTGCTCAAGTTCTCTTTGGCTGAAATGACTTGCAAGTTCCAAGGGACATGAAGTCCAGACACTGACTTCCCGCGCAATGGAACCATGTGATCTACATGGTAGTCTAACCCAACATGGCGCAAAGCCAAACAGTACGCATAGACTGAACGCATCTCCAACAGATGCCCTTCATTCATCCACGCGGGCATTCTTTGCCACAAAGCAACTTGGCGCTTGACGCGGTGCGCCCGCATCACAAATGCATTTTTAGAGCGCCAAAGGCGACTTAGCTCGTTACGCCGCTCTGTGTTACGACGATTCCAATCTCGCTGAGTTTGCAAACAATGTTCTTTGTTTGATTCGCGCCATCTTTTGTTGGATTCAGCGTGTTTGGCAGAGTATTTTTTATGGTACTCAGCCTGCTTGTCAGGGTTTTTAGCCCTCCATTTTGGTTGATACTCAGCGGTTCTTTTGGCGTGACAAGTTACACAAGTCCAGTTCAAAACATAACGCCAATCAACATGGCCATTCTTGCATGGCTTGCCAGTCCAGTAAGTTGACTTTCCGGCCGCAATGGCTTGCTTTCTTGTCATGAACCCATCCAGCTAGAAGAAACCCCAGAACGATCATTTATCACAAGGGTTCTCGGTCGTTCATTGTACTCCCTATGAGCAACAGGAAATGCAAAAGTACAGGCTAGTGCATCCGCTGCGTCAGGAGATGCCAGGCCTCTGGCTTTCATTTCTTTTTTGCTTTCTAAAGCAATAGATCCAGACGAATTTGGTTTAATGGTTGGACCGCTTAAATCAGCTTTAAGACTTCTATCATTCGGAATTGAGGCGCCTCTTAACCAGTCTTTCATTGCACCCCAAAGCTCTGAACGCTTATTTTGATACATCACCGGATTCTTCGCCTTCCACCCAAAGTTCACACCCCTCACCACCTTGTACCTCTGCTCATGCAGCCGGTCCAAAATCCCATACCCCAACCCACCCTCGTCTAACACCACCAGCGTGGGCTTCCACTCCTCAATCACATCAATCACCCGCCCCACCGTCGTCATCGTGTCGTCCCCGTGATACCTCTGAATCGACACCAAATCCCTCCCCCTCCTCACCACAATCACCGTCGAGTCCGCACCACCCCTCGCCGGGTCCACCCCAATCACAATCGGCGCAGTCTCATCCCGATACGCCGGCCGGCCAGCCGCATCAGCCACCAACCCAGGACTGATGAACTGATCATCACCACTGCTCGGAAACTCCCCATACACCTCCACCCGCGCCTGGCTGGAATCCTCACCATACTCCTCAATAATCTGCTCATACACCGCCTTGTCCGTGTCCTCCACCGTCCTCGCATCTACCTGCCTCGTCGCCCAAAAGTCCCTCTTCGCGTGAAAACACTCGAAAAAGTACCCACTGTTCCTCCTCGGATTGCTGAACGCAAACCAATACCTGTCCAGAATGTTCTCCGTGAAAAACCCCGCCCCCACCGACCAGATCGCATCCGGTATCCCACTCGCCTCGTCAAACACCAACATCATCCCATCCATGTTATGCACACCCGCATAACTGTCCGGGTTCTCCTCTGACCACAACTTCCCCTCCGCTGCCCAATACCGCGTCCCCTTCCTCAAATCCCTCTCCACCAACTCCGTCATCCACTGCGCCGGCACAACCTTCGTCGCACTCACCTCCCACCAGTGACTGTTGATCGCCATCGTCGTCCACTTCGTCAACTCACCCCAAGTCACCGACCGCAACTGCGCCTCACTGTTCGCACTCACAATCACACTCGCACCAATCCGCGTACTCAACATCCACAAAATCAACCAACTCACCAACGCCGACTTCCCAATCCCCCGACCAGACGCTACCGCCGACCTCAATACCTTCAGGATCGCTTCCTGAACATTGTCAGAACCCGCAAGACTGGAGCCAGACCCCGCACCGTGCCCAGCGCCCTCACTTTGCTGACCAGCACCTTGCTGGCCAGCAGGGGCGGTTGAGCCAGCCCCCGCGCCGGCAGAGCCAGCACCGGTTGAGCCAGCACCGACCGAACCAGCACCCTGCTGTAAGACAGCACCCTGCTGTTTGGTTTTGTTCTCCCTGATGTGCCTCGCCACATCCCTCAATACCTCCCTCTGCCACCTCCTCGGCCCCCTATACCTCTCCAACGGCGTACCCACCTGCCCCCACGGAAACGCAAACAACACAAACGCCTCCGGATTGTCCCGAATCGCAGGACTCCACAAACGACTCATCAATAACTGCTCGTCGTCAGACGAATAAATGGGCTTTTGCATGAGTGTGGTGAAAAGTGGGAGTAAGAGCTTGGTT